CAACTATAGTGTCTTCATTTGCAGCTATCCACTGAAGGTTTTCGGGTATAGTAGGCAATAAACTAGGTGTCAGTACCGGATCTACAGGGTCCGGTAAACACCAAGTCTCAGCTATATTTAATTCTTGCCAGAAACAGTTAGTCATTAGTTTGCTCTCGCCCCGTCAGGACATCCCCATGCTGAAACTCCATTACCTAATCCTTGCCAAAATAAACAACTCATACTCTAGTCCCGTCGCATCTATAGGTGTACACCGCACCACTTGACTTTAAACTGCTTTGTATATGTATACATGCGGGACTGGAGACTCAAAAGCATGTAGTAGGGCTCCAGTTTGGGGATACCCATTCTGTACCGGAAGTAGGTTCGGTGCTATATATTCCGTTAAAACAGGAAGTGACATTACAGCGTAGGTATGGCAATCGAATAGTAATCAATCTTTTGTGAAGCACTCAATAACAAAGCAATGCTTGTTAAGTTAAGTTCCGCTCCAGTTACAGCGACCCCACCTTGAACTCGCTTGTCAGTGGTATTTAGAGTTCCTAGGTCACCACTTAGTTCTAAACGGTAATATGAAGCAGTACCGGAAGCTCCGTTAGTGCCTTCCCACGCCTCAGCGGTCGTCTTCTCTATTACTCCGCCAATAGCTGCAGTATTAAAGGTCAAGCCTGTTACGCCGTCGTTATTCAGGAAAATTTCAGAAAGTAGCGTGCCGGTCGGTGCGTTATCTGCACTAGCTGGAACGGCTCCGTCATAAATCTTTAACGTACAGCTATTCATTATCGTTCTGAATGAAGCTGTATCTAGTAGGGCATTTCGCAGCCCCGTACTTAATTTTAGTGACATTTTGTTTTCCTCTTAACTTTGAGTGACTTTAACCGTGCCAATTTCAAACGTCATTGACTTGGTTGCTATACGGTTGACCGTTGCTACTAAAGGAGCGTGATAACGTAAATTGCCGCCTGATAGGGCATCATAAACGCCTATATGGGTAACGTCGTAAGGCACAGCGCCAGTGCCGTAAACTACAGGGGCAAAGGTTTGAGCGATACTGTTAAGTGATTCGCCAGCAGCAGCAGCACCGAAAGTAATAGCTTGCCGTGCATAAGCGGTATCATCAACACCAACATTAACTTCATTAGCTGTTAAGTTTGCATCGGTAGGATCTGCAGTAAATAATGCCAGAAACATACCTCCAGCTTGGTAGACCAGCTCGGTAACACCCAAATTATGATCTAGCCCGGCATCTTCTAAAAAATCAGATGTGCTCATGGCCTTAACTCAACTTAACTTTAAACACGTCAACAGTAGAGATGGCGTCAACAACAATGTTTACATTGCTCATAAGCATATCGCCAGCGGTCGTGCCTACGCCACCATCAACGCGAGGTAAGGTTGTGGAAACGCTACCATTATCAACTGCATTGCCTCGTAATCTGAACCATCCAGCAACACCAGCGGCAAGGCCTTTCATTTGCCAGGCGTCGGATAAGATTTTAGACAACTCTTTAGCTGCTGGAGGTGCGAACTCAAGACCGTTTGTTGCTACGCCTTCTGTGAAAGCGCCAGCATTTAATGTAACGCGACCAAGAAACGTGCCGCTTGGAGCGTTATTAGCACTCGCGGGCTGTCCGCCGGAATAAACGTCAATAACGCAATCCTTGAAGACGCCTTTAAAACCATTAGCACCAGCCTCTACGCCTTGCTCACCTAGTAATGCGTTTAACGCACCGTCTGAATATCGTACAGTCATATCATTTCACCTTATTGAATTTTATTGAAAGCAGTGCCACTTCCATCATTAAGCACCATAAATTGTTCGTAACCGTTCCTTTCAATAATGGCCGTTGAGCAGATGCACCCGGCGGGAAGGCTAACTTTATCTTCTGTCAGGTTTTGAAAAGGGAATAAGCTGCATACGCCTTGGTTTGTCCATACGAACAGTAAGCCTTGATCTGTTACGGCTATTGGTTTTCCTTGGACCACGCCATATTCGGCAATACGAACAAGCGACTCTTCCATGGAGTAAACGTACATTTCATCATCAGTACCTATAAACAAACCCTGCGGTGTGCCTTGCAGTGCGGTTACTTTGCCTTGAATAGCAATGTAATCAGATTGTAGGTCGAATAAATGCCACCAGAACGGCTTAGATCTGAATAGGTAAGTTACATTGTTGATATATTGAGAAACCCATACGCTACCGTCATAAAATGCAATGCTGCCTATTTCTTCCGGTAGTGATTGTGAATCTAGTTGTTGCTTGTCTATTGGGTATGAAAGATTGCCTGTTTCCGTCACTACGGCAGAACCCCCACTCTTCGTAGAATGCAGGTAAAATACCGAGCCTTCCACGTCAGTCACGTAGATATTGGTGTCATAACCAGTGATGAAGCTTGGCGTTACTGCTAGCGACGAGTTAATAGGAACGTCAATCACAACAATGACTGAGGCGGCGCCTTCTCGACCTGTAAGATCTGAGTATGTCGTAGTTACCTGGTACTGTCCGGCGGGCAAATAGCCTCCACCAACCGTTACGAACGGCTGATCCGGTACTGGGAATCGCCAGTCAAGCACCTGGTTGTCCACCGTGATCACGTCGCCGGTAGATAAAAATATGTAATCTGCCACTTCTAGCCACTTCACATAGGTAGAAGGCATATTAGATTTAAGGATCAGCGTAGTAAAGTCGTCATTAACTAGCTTTAGGTCGCCATTTTCTATGATAAATAGGCGCTGCTCATTGCTTGCCGCGAATGAGGCGGTAAGTGACGCGAATGACTGAGACAGTGAAAAACCATCTCGACTACTAACGATGCCTTCATTGTTAATGTCGACATTAGAGGATAACGCCATTGAGCCAAGCATCAAGCTTTTTTCATCAGCTACGTTATGCTCACCCAGGAACGCGTCGATAGGTACTATTGCCATTGAGCTACTGCCCGTCTGCGATAGCGTCTAATATTACTCTCTATCTCTCTCGCTGTTTGTTTCGCACCGAACCTGCGCTCGAATAAAGCCTCATGCTTTCCAGCTTCTTGAGGGTTATAGATCTGCGAGTCGCGGGTGTTGTACGTGAGGTGAAGTACCCAGTAAATTAAATCGTAATGGTAAGTAGCCTGTATCTCTGGCGAGGCTGCGTCATCAGCCAGGCCGGTTAATGGCAATCTGCTTACCGTTAAGCTCAATCTTTCGCTAATTTTTGGCACGGAGCTAAGAGTGATCACGTTGGTATCCATGTCCAGTATGTAATGCGACGGCGTATCGATCATCGTTTCCCATAGCGGTGAAATGTCATCAAGTAACTTATACCCTGCCTTTTTTAGCAAGGGGGTTCTACTTGGCAACTTAGCTCTAACGATATCAATGATCCTGTCATCAATAGGGTAGCTATTGGTTCCAGCTACCACATCAATGCCCGTCATGGCTGATACGGAGTCAACCAGCAAGCTAGAACGAATGCAAGCCTCGCGTTGAGCCTCGTCTATACGAAAGTTCAACGCTTCATCGGACACTTCGTATGGAGCTACGGTGTCATCAAGCGAAAGCCTGCATTCTGTTCTAATTGCTAATCTATCCATTTTTATTCAGCCGCTTTTTCTTCAATTTCTAATTGAATCACAGCGCGAATCAAGTCAATACACTGAACATCTTCGGGTGCATCAAGCTCTACGTCGTAATTGTCACCAGCATAATCAATAATGCTTTTCTTGCTCTTAGCGTTCATTCCACGCTCGGTCGCCCATCTAATCAGGTCGCCATTGTTCATATCAGCAGTAACGAGCTCAGGCTCATCTTCTAGCACTTCTTCTTCAACTTTTTCAACAACATCGGCAGCGGAACGAGGCTTTTGGCCATATTCGTTGTAAGCTTCTGGGATATTAAGGAAAGCCTCAACATGAAGCTCATCTTCAACGGTGCATACGTGAGATCCTTTAGCTTTAGCTAGAGGTTTAAACTCGTAGTCGTTCTCGCCCAATGTGACCGCTGTGCCGCCTTCGCGTTTTAACCGGCATTCTATTTGCATAGTTTTGTTCCTCTTGAAATCAAAAAAAAGGCAAGCAGGGCTATCCTGCTTGCCGATATTTCTAGTCGTCTAAGTCAGCCGGACGGCTAGATAATGCACCGGACAAGGTACCAGCAACAACACCGGCAGCGCCGGTCGTAACTGTCACACCAATCATGCGATCAACGTCAGATGGTGCAAGCCGTAAACCTAAACGGTTGTCCAATCGAGCCATACCACCAGCTTGACCAAGTGTATTTGCTGCAACCAGCACACCCGAATCAGCACCGCCGATAACACCGACTTCCATAACTAAAGTCGCGCCACTGTCTAAGTCGTCAGAATTTAACATGAAGTCTACAGGCACATGGCCTGCAGGTAATTTACACAATGCAATAGTATCAGCAGTAACAAGTACCGCTGTTAAGTTAATCGTGCCGTTATTTAAAGTCACTTGGCCTACGCCCGTGACCGTCTTTGATGGTCGGCTACCAGAAGCCGAACTTGCTACTAAATCAGTCATTTTACTGTCCTCAGTAAATTGTAAATAAAACCTAGCCGGTTAGGGCTAGGCTATTAGAGGTTATACAGTCGGATCAACCGCTGCAGTATCAAGAGAAATCATGCCGAAATCTTTACCATTGAATTGCGTCTTCTTAATGCCGCAAATAGTAGACGTCGTAATGACGGCTTGGTTGCCGTTGTCGCGAGCTTCTTCATGCCAGTCAAAGCGTAAGCCCGATCCAGCAGAACCGAACGCACAAACCATTGCTTGGCGACCCATGAATAACGCACGGGAAGACTTAACATTAGCGCCAGCGCCGTAATCATCAAAGCGAACAACACCTTTATGGCTATGCAAGATAACATCGTTATACATACCCAAAGCGCCTTTGAAGATTGGGTTGTTACGACCCTCTGCACCAGCAGCAGCTTTTTGAATATCTAACCATTGGCCAGTAGCAGCGTTTGTACGCACGTCATATTCCTGCCAAGGATTCATAACGATACAGAAATGCTCCTCACCGTTAATCATGATAGGCTGAATTTGTGGCGTTTCTTGAGTACCACCACCCATCATGGTAGCGCGAGTCTTAGCTTTATCAACTAAGTTAAGATCAAATTTATCTGTGGCGGCAAGAGAACCTTTAGATGTTGCAGCACCACCATAAAGGATATGCTCAGCATCCGGGGCCGCAAAGCTATTGGTTGCAAAGCCGTTATAAGTCGTTGGGAAGATGAAGTCGCTATTAACACCACGAGCACCAGAACCGTACATGAAGAATAACTCATCAAATACACGGCCCCACCATTCAGATTGGCGTTTACGAGCGAGTTTACGCAGGTTGTGGATCGTGCGTTTACGAGTCATTCGCCCGCCAGTGTTAACACCGCCGCGTAATTGATCGATATAAACTTGATCGGTATAGAACTGCAGATCTTCTTCTTGACCTTCAAGGACGTCATCACCCTCAACAGGCTGCATCTTCAACTGGACAGATAGATCGAATGTAATCTGCTCACCAGCATCACTTTCAAGGTGCGGTAGCATTTGAATTGGAGTAGGGGCTTCTTCGCCTTTACCCATGAATTTCTTGTTCCAATAAGAGATACGAGCAGTATCAACAGCGAGGAACGCTGAATACTTCTTGACCGCTTTCGGATCGTTTAAGCCAATTATCGTTTTAGCCATGACAAACTTCCTTTATTAAAAAAATAAAAAGCGCATCTTACGCTAAAATTATAAACCTTAGATAGAGTGCCTATGCGCTCTCCCGACTGGTATGGTGTAATTCTATATTAATAGATCTAGGCGCCGCAACCACCAAGGACGCTTTTCGGCCTACTCTGCGCTGTAGCTTGATTATGGCCTTGCCGATAGGCGTATGAACTCCTTCCTTAAGAGTTACCGTCTCGCTTGAGTCGTCATAAGTTACGGTGAAGATGGCATCCTGGTTTATTTTGTTTTCATAAACCATCATTACGTCACCGATACTGACTTTGTCTCCGGTATCTACATGAATGATTAAAGCCACTGCTAACTCTCCATGTATCTAGCTTCTTGATCTGGAGTAAGTTTGGCGAGAGCCTCCTCAAGCTTCATTCCTTCCAATCCTTCCAGGCTGGAGAACTCGCTATTGTCGATTGAGTCGCCGGCAGCGGGTGTGCCGCCTACGTCTGCAGGAATTTTTACATCTGGCTGTCGTGAGGCTGGTGGTTTCTTCGGTGTCGCGACGGCCTTGCCAAGCTGTATGCCGGAGTCGGCCATAATCTCTTTTGCTTTAGCTAATCGCCACTGGTGCGTATTGTTCGCCCCTTCTGGCGTCCCTGTCGCTTGGATTAATGCAGCCTCGAAAGCTTGCTTGATTACCGGATTATCTAACACCGCCTTGTGCCCGTCATCAGAGCTGATAAAGGCGTCAACGGCGGAGTTCCACTCGGTAGCGCGTTTATCTGTTGCTGCAATAGCAGCATTCTCTACGTTATTAATATCGACGACTAAATACTGGCGCTCACGCTGCAATGCGTTTGATTGACGGTTTACTTCTGAGTATTCAAGATCTCCGTCGTCATACTTCTGGCCTAAGCCGTCAAGCTCCGCATCAATCTCGGTCATTCGCGCTTTCTGCTCAGTAGTCGTCGGTACTGGTTCCGGATCTGGTTGAGGCTTGTGATCAGGCTCCGGCTCCGGCGCTACTGGATCCGGCTTTAAATCAGCATCCAGCTTTAAGTCTGGTTCTGGTTCTGGTTCTGGTTCTGGTTCTGGTTCTGGAGTAGAGTCTTCTTCGGGGTCGTCCTGCTCACCACCAAGCCCTAAAGCTTCCTTTTCTTCACTGCTCATACTGGCCAACTCCTCTTCGCTAAAATTCTCTTGCGATTCATCGTTAGATTGCTCTTGCACTTGTTCAGCCATGACTATTGCCTCTATTGGGTTGGTTGTTGTATTTAAGTTTTTCGGTTTCAATGGTGTCTTCACCTACCAAAGCCGCGTGT